TCCGAACTTATTGATGTGAGAAACACCTTTGGTATCACCACTAGCAATATGGATTGCTTCTGCTAATTGTGAGTTATCAAAGTATCTATTTGCCATCAGTTATCCCATGAGATTAAGTTTGTTTAGATATATTTATAATCATTCGAGTTTTAGAAATGGTCCTGCAAAAGATGCTTTTGATGCAGAATACAAATAAAGGTCGGTGATAACTTCATTTCTCTTTTCTTTAGATAATGATAGCATGCGATCAACCAACAATACTCCTAAGTATTTAGAGTATCGCCATTGTTCATTAGCAGATTCCCATAGTTTAACAAACTCTTCTTGTGTATCAGGTAGGTTCTTAGTCTTAACTCTTTTTGCTGCATCGTAGAAATCTTTGTAGTATCTAGTATCAGGGTTCTTTGCTAATCGAGCAGAATCTCTACTTTCTGGTAACTTATCCACACCATGAATACCTAAAATATAGTTGGTAGGTCCAAGAGATACTTTACCTTGGTTAGCATATGTTCCTTTACCTTCACCCTGCCAGCTTGTTAATGATCCAGAACCAAAACTTCTAAACTGTATTCTACCATTAGAATGTTCAAGGTATACATCCATACTGTCAAGGATAGAGTTTTTGTTAGTAGCAACCACTTGCTCTCCAAGATATTCAACTTCAACCTTATCTGTATCACCAACATTATTTTCTGTTGCCTTTACAGTGCCAGAAATCTTTTTCAAAGACACTCCAATAATGTCATGTGACTTGTAGTATTTTACCATTAAGGTATTGAGTTGCTGTAAAGTTTTTACCTTAACCAGTTCATTCTTAACAGCATCTTTACCTGCTTGAGTAAACATATACATGTCAGCTGGTGACCACTTGTTAAGGTTACCAAATGCTTTTTCATTACTATTAAGTCTTTTAAAAGTATTCTCAATAGTATCAACTAAAGAAGAACCTCTATGGTATTCATACTTACCTTTCAAGGCATACTTCTTATGTAGATAGTTTGCTCCAAGGATAGATGATTCATGCCAGTCTTTAGGCAGGTCCAACATCTTTTCGAACTTTTCAGAAACATCACAATACTTCATAGCATCTTTGAACTGCTGCTTAGTGATAGGTGCATCTAATGGGATTTGCTTTTTAAAGACATAGCAAGCCAAAGAGGCATAAAGACATTGTGCAGATTCATTGCGTTCTGTCTCAGCAGCACCTGCACCAGAACCTTTACCACCACCAAAGTCAGGAGACTTGAACAACTTACCCAAGTTGAGTTGCTTTCCTCCTTTTGCTGTCTTAAAAAGATTTTTGCCCCGGTACTGTGACTGAATTTTTGTGATACTTCCTGATTCAAATAAGTTTTGAATATTCTCATCAAGGTAATTCAAAACAACTTCACTACCAGAACCATCCAAAGAAAATGGTTCTTTATTTTTTATCTTGGATACAAGCACAGTCCATCTAGGAATAGAACCTCCCGGCAGAGGTTTTTGTAAATCAGCAAAAGTTAATGCAGCCATTGTTTTCTCTCAATTGTTATATTATTTATACCATATAAAAGGAAAGGGGGTCAAGCCCCCTTTTATCAAAGTCCTAGAACTTTTTCTGCTTCTCGTTTGTCTTTAGGGAGACTACCACCATCTCGCAGATGGTCTACAACCTGTTCAAAGTAAAATGCTGCATCATCATACCCTGCACCGTTCAATGCCTCTACAGCAGACTTGAAGAACAGCAGTGTCCCCATACCACTGTTATCGTTAGCAGCAGCACGGTAGGTGTTGCCTGATCGTTGATTGCTCATAGTTCATTCCAATATTTTTCAAAGATTATATAGGTGCAAACAGCGTTGATAAGAACTCCAAGTAGACCCATAAACACAAACAGAATAGGAGTCACCACAAAAATACTGAGTAGTGCTACAACAAAAAGTTGACTTCGGATACTCATAGTTCCGCCTCACTATCAAAGTAATGGTCCCAAAATAATTTTGCTGCTGCTTTCATTAAGTCTGAATTTGACAAGATTTCACCTGCGTAAACACCAAGTTTGTTAGCAGCGAATTTTGCTGCTCGCATACGAATATCATCATTAATAAAGTTGCTCATATTGTCGTAGGTTACGTGTTCCATTATCGTCTTGTCCTTACGTTTCATCAGTCATAAATTTATAGTTATTCACAGCATTACTCCTACTACAAAAAATCCAAGTGCTACTGCCATACACAGTAGAAACATGGTCTTTGGAACCCAAGGGTTCTTGTCTTTATTTGATAACATTACACAACCTCCATTTCTGTGATACGGAACTTTTTTCCCCAATTCTTCATCATAGTTTCAACAGACATATCACCACAATCACCATTATCCAATGATGTAACAATACTATCAAAGTGTTCACACAGAAACTCTTCTGCTTCAGACAAAGTGGAAAGAGTTTTCAACTCAATCCACTTTTTGTTGTGAGAAAGGTAGGTTTCAGCAACATATGCATAGAACTTCATTATATAATCTCCTTTAAAGGTGTTGCCAAGGATTAGTTTCACGACCCAAATCTTCGTGGGTCAGGAATGGACCGTCCATCTGCTCTTCGATGGTGTAGAAGATTTCATCATTACGACCAACGAGTCGATTAACGTTCATGGCAACTTCTGCCATATCTACACACATGATACGCATACCAATCTCTTTTGCATTCATGGCAGGAAGGTTAACTGCGAACTGGAACTTTTTCTCGGTCATATCAATCTCTCTTTCATCAACTTACATATAGACTATAGAACTTACTGATGTGAATGTAAACAACAAAATGAACTTTTTTCACATCAGTAAGACAGTGTTGCATTTATGTTACGCTGCACGCAGCAGACTTGGTGCTACACGCCAACGAACAAGGGGAGCAGTCCGAACACTAATAGACTTGCGATTGATCTTTTCAACCTCACCACGCTCGACGGAACCTTTCTTGGTGTTAAACTCAACCATTTGACCTACGGTAAACTTACCGCTGATTTTTCGGTTGACAGTTCGGCGACGTGCATTGATTTCATGAATCATTGCGTTCAGAGTTTCAGAGTCAGCATTACGGATAGCTTTGAGTGTCGTTGCGTTAATCATATCAATCTCTCTTTCATCAACTTACATACTTAATATAATAAAAAAGGAGGGCAATGTCAACCCTCCTTTTCATATTTTTTTCAACTATCGTTTCGAATTTTATGTTTCTCTGCCCATGCCTCTTCGAAACCTACATCATTTGCTTCATGATTATACCAAACTCGTTTAGTGTAACTGCGCACCATACCTTTAATGGTTTCATCTGACCAGTCATCAGGCATTAGATACCCTTTGACTGACCAGAATAAACGTGCAGCCTCCTTCCTATCCATTATACTAAGAGAGCAATTTCTTCTGCCCGGTTCTCTGCTGTTTCTAACCGTGGAATATTTTTAGAATGGAGGAAGACTGTGCCATCATCTTCTTCTGCAATCAGTTCATAGGCAGAACCGTTCTTATATACACGAACAACTCCACCATTATCCTGAATCCAATACTCAGAGATTAATACTTTAGGCACCAGTCAACTCCTTATACCAAGGCTTCAGGAACGGCAAATGGTTCTTTAGAATCTCTGCACACTTGACAGCAATTTCACGATGCTCTTTCTGTGTGCCATTACCAGCACGAAGTTCACAATAGTGAATCCAAGAACGCACATTACCTTTCATATACATGCGGGATTGCATATTACCTTCAGGTAGAACAGCACGAGCCTGTTCCTTGGCAATACCTTTATCAAGTGCTTCCCGATAGATACGTTGGGAATGAGTTGTCAGAAACTTCTGCTGTGCATCCCACCATGCTTGTAGTCCAACATCATCCGTCTCTACAGAGTTTTGACGGTTCTTAGTATCCTGCAACCGTGCTTCACGCATATAGACTGCAAGGTCTTTAGTCGGATCAGCATACCGTTGACTGAACTCTTGGAATGAAAATGAACGGTGGCGCAGAATTTGCCGTGCAATATCCCGTGTTGTATTAATTTCAAGAACCATATCAACCATTTCAAATGGGGACCAGTGCTTGTTATCAATCAAGTATTTCAGTAGTTTACCATTTTCAGCATTGTTTTGATTATCTGGATTAGAAATTCTAGCACAGTATCCAATAATGTCTTGGGCAGACATTTTCTTGCCACTGCCATCTTGATAGGCATTGACCAGTGAGGAAGTGATTGCTACAGGGAGTACGGTTTGGTTCATATTTAAATATCCTCTTTAATACTTTGCCAAGTTTGTTCTTTTAATTTTAGTTGCTGTTTTAGTTGTTTGTCATAGACCAGTAAGAATCTATGCTTCTGACTTCTAGGTCGCCACTCACCTTCTAAATGTTTCACAGGGCCATGACTAACTTTTCTAAATGATCCATCAGGTAGTTTTTTCCAAAAGTCTGTTTTATAGTCAGTCAAACCATAGTAAGTAAAGTTACATGCTCTATATATTGTTCCTTTATGATGGTTATTATCAGCATAACTAAGGATAACTTTTACATCTGTATCTTGACGAAACCGTTTGATACATTTGCTAAGAAACCAAGATGTAATGTTATACTCTTCTTTCTGTAAGTTTGGTTCAATACAAAGTCTAGTTAGTTCATAGAGACCTTCTTGGTCTGTGTCAGGAATTCCAAATGCTCCAAGAGCAAAGTTCTTTCCTGTAATATTATTGAATACGCATGCCCCAAGACACTCTCCTACACGCAGGAAGTCGGACCATTCATTTCTTTTGAACAGTCCATAATTCCATCCAGACCTAAAATCTTGAGATTCATCTTTTAAATAATGGTGAGTGTATAAAAGGTCTTTGATTGTGTTTTTATCAACCCTGTCTATATAAAACTCAGACTTTGTTGATTTGCTCATATCTTAAAGCCTTTAAATTTATCTTCTGCACCAGCAGGGGTTTTATCAAATACAGGAATACCATCATCTACTAAGGTCTGGTCTGATGGTTCAACGTCATATAGTCGCATCTTTGATCTATCTATGCCTACTACAAAACGTTTATTCTTATTAGGGTCATTGTATCGGTTCTTCAGTTGCTTTACCATAATCTGACCAGACTGATCAAGTTCTTCGTTAGATACTAGAGCAAACATCAAGTCTGCTGTAGCAGGAAGACCAAATGATTCTGATGTATCTTCTAGACCGGGATCAGAGTTGCCATAACCAGAACGGGTAGTCTGTGTAGCACTCAGAACAGGAACACCAAACTCTACAGCAAGACCACGAAGTTCTTCAGCAATAGCTTTGATGTAGGTATAGGAGTTGATTGCTCCACCCATAGACTTCATACGAGATGAAGAACAGATGTTCAGATAGTCAATAAAAATAATGTCAGGAATGAAAGAACGTTTTAGTTTCAACTCTTTAAGCAATGCTCTAAAGTGTCCAACATGAGCAGAACCAGTAGGATATTCCTTGACAATTAGTTTACCTACAGTTTTCTTGGCAAGGTTATTAACCTTCTCAGTAAACATAGCCTTTGGCATTTTATCTAACTGATCAATAGGAATGTCTAGCAGGTTAGCATCAATACGTTCTGCAATACGTTCCTCTGCCATTTCCATAGTAATATACAGAACATTCTTGCCTTGCAGCAAAGCATTAGCACCGACATGACACATGAATAGGGACTTACCTACACCTGTGCCAGCCAGAGCAATGTTCAATGTCTTATCAGGCAAACCACCCTTGGTAATCTTATTGAGTAGTTCAATATCAAATGGTAGTTTGTCTTCTACACGGGTATAGAACTCAAAACGATCTTCTGCATTGTCAATATAATCGTGACCGATATTAGTATCAAATGCTACTCCTAATGCTTCAGAAAGAATATCAGGAATAGCATTCTTGGTCATAGTCTCACTTTTACCATCAAGGATATTAATAGCTTCCATGACAGCAATATGAACAGCACGGTCCTGACACCAGTTCTCTGTCTTCTCTAGTAGAAAGTCTTGATCAATGTCTACAGGAGAAAACACCTCTGGAAGCAAAGCAGAGACTTCAGTGAACATATCATCAGATACCTTCTCATTCTGTTCTAAGTCAATGCGGAATGCTTCCAGAGTAGGCAGTGTATTGTGCTTGTCTACAAATGCAGCAACCTGCTTGAAGATAACCTTAAGGGAACCTTCAAAGTAGTTGGGTTTCAGAAAAGGAACAACTTTCCTAAGATACTCTTCATTAGTTAAGAGTGATCGAAGTATCGTCTTGTTCAGATTCTCGCTCATTAAATACTGCCTTTCCTTCTTCAATAGACTTTTCCAAGGCTGCTACTATAACATCCCCAGCGATTTGATTTAACTCATCAGTCCCTTTGACAATATCATGGTTAGGAGAATGGAATACTTCATACTCGAAACTCATTTCTGCTGTATCATCATCTTCATTAGGTTCAAAAGAAATCTCACCAAAGATAAGAATTGTATCTTTGTATTGGTCATCATTTAGCAGTTGAATACCCCAATCCAAAATCTTATCGCCAACACTGGCACCAGTTACACCAACTAGACGCCAATGTTCAAACTCTTTTAGGTCACTCTTCAAGTTCATCTTCACTTACCACTTCAATGTTAGAACTGCCACCCTGTTTAAAGTTGTTTTCTGTAAACTCTTTAAATTGAGTGGTGTTAATAATACCATCCCAGAAGTCTTTTGTCAACTCTTTTGCACGGTATTTTTTGTCTTCGACTTCACCTGTTTCCGGGTCAACTTTTGAATACCAGCCGTTAGAAGGTTTGATAACGAACTTTCCCGCCAGAGCAACATCAAGTAGACCAGAATAGTTATCGACGCCGCCTTCCCAAGTAACCGAGATAGGAATGATTGATTTTTCACGGACATATCTAGATTTCTCCACATTGATTACAAAGTCATATCCAACGATAGATGTTCCTTCTTTATTCTGTCTGCGACCCAGAATCCAGATATCATCAGCAGAGTAATAAAGACCAGTGCCACCTGATACAACTTTCTTAGAAAACATTTCTTGTGTATCATATGTATGGGCAATACCAATGAACGGAATATCTTTCATACTCAGGTGTGGTGTAGCAATACGGAAGACAGACTTCAACTGCTTGGCACGGGTCATATCTGCTACTGCTTTTTCGTTTAGTGCATCTTCTACTTCTTTCTTAGAAGCCAAGTTGCCCAACGAATCTACAACGATAATAACCTTATCACCTTTTGTAATGTTTTCAAGTTGGTTAGTCAGGTCAAACTTCAACTCTTCAATATTAGTAATAGGACAGTGCAACACACGTTCCATATCAATATCAAACATATCAAAGTATGACTGTGGTGAACCAAACTCAGAATCATAGAACAGCATTACTGCATCAGGATATTTCTGCATATAAGCAGAAGCAATCTTGAGAGAGAAACTGGTCTTAAAGTGTTTAGATGGTCCAGCAAGAATAGTAACACCGGGTGACAGACCACCATCAATAGAACCTGACAGTGCCACGTTCATCATAGGCACATCAGTAGATGCCATTTCTTTCTTACCATAGTATTTTGACTTGGTAATAATCTCAGAATCCAACTTTGAATTCTTTTTGAGTTTATCCATAATAGACGGCATATTAATTATTTCCCTTGTTTGTTGTATGCTTTCCATTGACGACGCTTAGACTTGTTCTTGGGTCGTGAGTTATTTGACTTGCCAATAGAAGTGCGGGTGTGTGCTTTTGAATTGCCTTGCTTGACTTGAACGGCCATGTATGGTTACTCCTTTTACATTTAGAAGGGTATTATATATCATTGGATTCTGTTTGTCAATCACTAAATGTATAAATATAAGACAAACACTAACCCAAGGCAAACACGATGATGAAAAAATTGTTTGCTGCTTTCATTATGTTGTTCGTGACTACAGCAGCTTATGCAGAAGAAACAACTTCCACTAATGATCCAATCGTTACAGAGAATACCACTACCAGCACAGTTACCAGTACAAGTGACTCTACTAACACAGTAATCTCTGCTCCTCCCTCTGCTATCGCACCTACCATTAATACAACAAACTCTGACATTTGCACTATTGGAGTGTCAGGTGCAGTTCAAACACAGATTCTTGGTATCTCTGCTGGTTCTACAGTAAGAGACATGAACTGTGAGAAACTTAAGAACGCTACACAGTTGTATAATATGGGAATGAAGGTCGCTGCGGTATCTGTTATGTGCCAAGACCCTAGAGTATTTCAGGCTATGATGGATGCAGGAACTCCCTGCCCTATTGATGGATTGATTGGTGACCAAGCTAAAGATGCTTGGAATGACCCTGCAAATCAGTATGTCAGACCGGATGCACAAAGCAATAGAGGTTTTAATGTTGACTCGGATACACGGACCACTCTTATCGGTGGTGCTATCG